GATATATAGAAAGAATTTCGCAGGTTATTCAGAAGTTGACATTATGTTCAGCGCTGAAACTATTGAAGCTGTGAGTCAAAAGTTCCTTAAAGACTTTAATCAAAAGAAAGTGACGAAAGATCATAGTGTGACAGTACAAGACGTAACTCTTGTTGAATCATGGATCAAAGTAGACGCAACCAACGATAAATCAGTGGCCCTAGGCCTTGGCGGAGATGTTGGAGCGTGGTATGTGTCATATAAAGTTGAAGACGAGGTTTTATTGAATGATATAAAGAGTGGTAAGGTACGAGGATTCTCTATAGAGGGGAAATTTGGATCTGAGCCCGTAAGTTTAACAAATAATAAGTCGATTATGACAAAAGAAGAAAATCAAGTTGAGGCTACCAACGTAGAAGCATCTACTGTAGAAACTAGCGAGACTACACCAGAAACTGAGACTCCAGAGAATGAAGCAGTACAGGCATCTGAAGAAGTAACTGAAACTATTGAAACTGAATCAACGACTATCGTAGAAATGGCTACATCAGCAGCATCTCAAATACTTGAAAGAGTAAGAGAAGTTATTGGAGTACCAGTTGTAGCAGAAGAAGCCCCAGCTGAAGCACCTGTAGAGGATGCACCAGCAGAGGAAGAAGAAGCTACATATGTATCTGTTGAAGCATTTACAATGTTGCAAGACGATGTTAATGCATTAATGGAAGCAGTGACTATGCTGTTAGAGAATTATTCTCCGACAGAAGTAGCAGCTACAGAAGAGGTAGAAGTTGTAGAAGAAGTTCAAGCACAAGAAGAAGTACCAGCAGAAGAGGTGGAAATGGTGTCCCTATCTGAAGGTAAAACAATTAAATCACCAAAACTGAAGTATATTCCAGGACAGACGGTTCAAGATCGTATTAAAGCAGGACTAGGAGTAGAATAATTTAATAAAGTCCTGGAAACAGGCAATAACAGATGGCATTTACTATCAATAGTACATATGTTGGAAAAGACTCAAAAGATTTTGTATCACCTGCGCTAATGGCGGGAAGAACTTTAGCAGTACCAACTATTACAATCAAACGTAATGTAAATTACAAAACAAGAATCACTAAAATTAACATGAGTGGTCTTGTAAAAAAAGCTACGTGTGCATTCGATCCAGCAGGAACAGTTGCAATCGATGAAGCGTGGTTAGATGTTAAAAATTTAGAAGTTAATTTAGAACTTTGTAAAAAAGACCTTATGGCTGATTTTATTGGTTCAGATATGGGTTGTGGAGATCCAGCACCAGCTGATTTCTTAAGATACTTAATCGCAGAAATTGGAGCTAATGTAGCTGACGATATTGAGACTAAGATCTGGCAAGGAGTTGATGGAGCTAATTCTTTTGATGGATTTGAGACTAAGTTCGCAGCTGATGCAACTGTAGTTAAAGTAGGTACACCAGTAGCTATTACTCCAGCAAACGTTATTGATGAAATACGTAGAGGTATCGCATTAATTCCAGCAAAACTTTTAGGTACATCAGACCTTTATCTTTATGCTTCAACTACTGTTTATCAGGCGTTGAGACAAGCAAACAACGATAAGAACGCAGCTTCTCCATGTGGTGAGGATTGTATGAACATCGATGGCATTACAGTTCAACTGGCGCCAGGTATGAAAGCAGGATCGTATGCTTTTGCTCAAAAATCAAATATGTTCTTTGGAACATGGGAAAGTTCAGATTTAGCTTCAGTGAAAGTTAAAGATATGAGTGAATTCCTTGAAGACAATGTAAGATTTGGAATGTGCTTCTTCGCAGGAGTTGCATATGGTTACGGAGCTGAAATAGTATATTATGCTGGTGCATAATAATGGCTGTAGTCTATCAACATAGAAGATTAGATAACGGACAAGTGTTTTACATTGGTATAGGCAAAACTGTAAAGCGAGCTTATACCAAAAGTAAAGCAAGAGTCAATAATTATTGGCATAATATTGTTAATAAAGTTGACTTTGAAGTTGAAATTTTATATGATAATATAAGTTGGGATAGAGCTAAAGATCTTGAGATCTGGTTAATAGCAGAATTTGGTATTGGAAGAGGATCACAACTTGTTAATCTAACTTTAGGTGGAGATGGAGTATTAGGGTATAAACATACAGATGAATTTAAAGAAAAAATAGGAAGTAGGTATAGAGGAAAACATTTAGATGATAATACAGTATCTAAAATGCGTAAATCAAATACATATAGAGCAAAACCTATAATTCAATATAGTTTAAAAGGTGATTATATAGCAGAATACCCATCAATAAATGAAGCTATTAGGCAGACAGGAGCAGATAAAAAAACGCTATCTCAACATTTGAGAGGCAAATATAAATCAGCCAAGGGATTTACTTGGCAATATAAATAATATAATTATGAACACTATAAAACAAATAAGATATGTCGTGTGATATTACAAGAGGACGCCTTCTTGACTGCAAGGACGCGGTTGGAGGCCTAAAAGCTGTTTACTTTATAAATTACGATACGGTTGATTGGAGAGAGTTGACAGTTGATGGAGAAGGTAGAATTACTAGCTTCGGTACAGCGGCTACACCTTTAGAAAAAGCCTTTGAGTATGATTTACATTTAGGTAATGATTTAACCCAAAACATTCAGTCAAGTGCTGAAAATGGAACTTTATACTTCGAGCAAGTACTTAGCTTAACGCTTAAAAAACTTACTCAAGAAGATAATATTAACATCCAGCAATTAGCAGCAGGACACCCACATATAATCGTAGAAGATCAAATGGGTAACTTCTGGTATGCAGGTATGGTTAATGGAATGGACGTAACAGGTGGTACAGCAGTAACAGGAAATGCGTTCGGTGATTTAAATGGTTACACATTGACTTTCACAGGAATGGAGAGAATGTTAGCTAATCAAATTGGTGACCCAAATACACCTGGTGATGCTTTATCAGTAATCACTGATTTCTTTGATATAGTTAAAGGAACACCAGCACCTTAATTAGTAACATAAATTGATCAAGTATTAACGCACAAATTGATATTTGTAATCATATAATAAAAGAGGGAACTATTGTGCGTGGTTCCCTCTAACTTTTTACAATATGGAAAGAAATAGAAGAAATGTAGTGGCTTTATCTTTAGAAACAGAAGGAGTTACCTTTGATGTTAGTGAATCAATAGGTAGTAAGTATGTTTTCTTTGGTAATAGACATAATTATTACAAGAAGATAAATAAAGCATACGAAGACTCTGTAACAAACCAGACATCTATAAATTCAATCATAAGTTGGATATATGGTAATGGTTTAGATTCAGATAACCAAGAAAAGCTTGACTTAATTAAAAAACTATTTAAGCCAAAAGATCTTAAGCTAATAGCAAGGGATTATAAGAAATATGGAGCCTCATGCTTCCAAGTTGCCTATGTAGGTACTGGAACAGGCAGAAAGGTTGCCAAAGTAAAGCATCACCCAGTATATAAGATAGTAAAGGGTAAGAAGAATAAAATGGATGAAACCGACTTCTACTACCATTCTAACAATTGGGACAGTCATAACGCTAAAATAGTAAAGATACCAGCTTTTGGTACATCTGCAGCTAAATTAGAGTTATACTACATTGACGGTGCAAATACATCAGATGATATGTACTACAGTAGAGTAGACTACCATTCATCTTTAAAATATGCAGATTCTGAAGGAAGTATAGCAGATTATCACGTATCTAACATTAAAAATGGGTTCACACCAGGACTTCTTATTAATTTCAACAATGGAATCCCAGAAACGGATGAATTACAGTACGAAATAGAGCAAGATGTTATCAATAAATGGGGTGGAACTAACAATGCAGGTAAGATTATAATCAGTTTCAACGATAGTTCAGAGAATGCTCCAACAATTGAGGCTATTCCAGTAGCAGATATTGATAGAATTTACGAGTATACAGCTACAGAATCTCAAAATAAGATATTAATGAGTCATAGAATTACTTCACCGTTGCTATTAGGGATACCAGTAAAGACAGGTTTCAGTAGTTCTGCAGATGAATTAGAGTCAGCATACAAACTATTCACCTCAACAGTGATTAAAGCGTACCAACAATCTATATTAGAAGCTATAAATGATGTATTAGAGGTAAATAACCTTGATGATGAAGAATTATACTTCGTGCCAATGGTGCCAATAGACTTTTTCAGTAAAGAAATACAAGAAGAGATCATAAAAGAAGATAATTCTGGTATGAAAATTGATGATACTATAGTTAAAGATTTATAATGGCAGGAGTATATTTACATAGGAAAAAGGATACAGAAGAGATATTTTATATTGGTATATGGTTAAAAGATAAACGCAGACCGTTTGTTAAAACTGGAAGAACAAAGTGGTGGAATAATATAGTAGAAAAACATAAATTAAATGTTGAAATATTATTTGATGATATAGATGAAAAACAGGCTAAGCAGATTGAGGAATATTTAATAGCTTTTTATGGTAGAATGGATACCACTAATTGGGGTAAACTTATTAATATGACTGATGGAGGTGATGGAATTAGTGGTTATAAACATACTAATAAATATAAGAAAGAACAGTCTAAAATAGCTTCAAAGAATATGACCAGTGAAGTAAAAGCTAGAATAGGGCGTGAGAAGTCTTTAGATTTATTTATATATGACACGACATTTAAACTTAAAGATGTTTTTAAAAGCCTTATATCAGCTGTAAATGAAAATGATTTTAGTGAGTCTGGTATTAGAACAGCTATTCAAAATAAACTGGCATATAAAGGATTCGTATTTAGTAGGGAAGAATTAGATGAAGAAGAGGTTATTACAAGATTCTGTAATAATGTAAAAAATATGCCTGTTATTTGTATTAACACTGGTAAGGTGTATCAATCAGCTAAGGAAGCATCAGAGAAATTATTGATAAGAAGGGAATATATAAACAAGGTGTGTATTGATACACAAGCAACAACTTCAGGTATGAAATTTAAATACTTAAAAGATGAACAAAGATAAGACAAAATTTAATGAAGCTATTAGAAAACTTGAAGAACAAAGTCTAATAAGCACAGAGTATTTGAAAGCAAACTCTTTACTCGATTGGAATATAACCCCTGAGAAAATTATTTTCTATATTGTAGAGGCACAAGAGCTTCATTTAGAAAGAATATTAGGTAGTAAGTTGTATAGAAAACTGATGGATAAGAATAACTTAACGTTTGAATATCAATTACTAATGGATAAGTTTGTAGCTAAGTATTTAATACATAAAGCATTAGCAAGTTATCTTAAAGTAGCAAGGTACTCAGTGATGCAAGGTTCGATTTATATTCACGCTCCAACAGACGCTGAAACTGTAGAACATTTTGAGATTAGTATCCTTGTTAAGAATGAGGAGTCTAAAGCGCATGAGTACGAAAGACGTATGGTTGAGTTTTTAAAGAAATACTCTACAACATTTACAGAGTGGAAAGAGTGTATCGGGGACGGCTTAAAGGCTAATTTAAATCCTTCTAAATATATTGGGGGCTGGAATTTGCAGCGTACAATTTCACCTAAAGAAAAAGAAGGAATCAGCGAAGATTTATGGGCATCAGATGCAGGATGTTGTGGAACAATGGAATCAGCATGCGCAGGAGGAGCTTGTCCACCAGATTTTGACTTATTTACAGTTAATTTTTGGTATGGAATTAGTGATACAGAAGATATGGCATCATTAGACTTGACAACATTAAATGAAGATAATACAATCCCAGTTAATGTAGAAGCTCAACCAGGTGGTGAATACTTTTGGATGGTAGCTACAATAGATTTTTATATAAATCAGATGGATACACCAGTACCATTAGGAGCATTTAGTGATACAGACCCTTTATCAGATGTATATGTAACAGGGACTCACGATAATAAAGTTTACATCCGTATTAAAATGAAAGATATGTATGAAACAGCAGTAACATTTGGATTAAAAACACAATAATATAATAGGCAATGCAATCAGCAGAACCACAAATAAGTAATAATGGCAAAATATAAGTACACAAGAAACCTTCCTTTAGCGACAGGATTTCAAGTTGAGAGCAAAAGACCTCTTGACGCAAAAGAATTTGTTAAAACTTTCGATGATTTACTAACCGTACCAGGAGCATACCCAGGAATGGAAGTAAAAGTTGAAGATGAAGCATATAAGAAATATAAATGGACTGGAATTAATCAATCAGACGCAACTCAATGGACTGAATCAGGTGGTGGAGCATTACCAGCAGATGTATTAACACAACCAGATGCTAATCAGCCAGTTACGGCAGGTAATAAATTAGCTACAATGTCCGATCTTTCATCAGCAGGTGGAGGTGATGTAACAGGACCAGCTATAGCAGTTGTTGATAATTTAGCAGCATTTAGTAGCATATCAGGTAAAATCATAAAAGATAGTGGTAAAAAGCTTTCTGATTTAGCCTCGACTACTGATTTAGCTTTAAAAGCTGATAAAACTCAAGTATTAACAAATGTTCCAGCAGGGGCAGTCTTTACAGATACTCAGATCGATCCTCAACAAGGTACAGGTATTACAATTGATAAAACCAACCCATTAGCGCCTATATTTAGTAGTACAGGTGGAGGTGGATCAGGTGATGTTGTTGGACCAAATGCTTCAGTTGATGAAAACATAGCAATATTTGATGGTGTTACAGGGAAACTTATAAAAGATGGTGGAAAGAAGTTGTCAGATTTAGCATCTACAACAGATCTTGCTTCATATATAAAGTATACAGATGCCAATCAAGCAGTTAGTCCTACTAATAAAGTTGCCACAATGGCAGATGTTGGTGCAGCAGGGGGTGGAACAGTTACAAATGTTGGGGTTACAATACCTTTAACAGTAACAAATCCTACTACAACTCCTCATATTGCAATAAATCCAACAACTTTAGCTCAATGGAATGCAGCGCAACCAAATGTTAAGAGTGATTGGAGTGCTAATAGTGGAGATGCAGAGGTTTTAAACAAGCCAGCAACAATTACACCAGCTCAAGCATCATCAATTACAGCAAATACAGCTAAAGTAAGTAATGTTCAAGCAGATTGGGATGCAACAGCAGGTTTAGCAGTTATTTTACATAAGCCAACAATTCCACCAGCGTATAATTTACCAACAGCGAGTGCTACAATAAAAGGTGGTATTAAGATTGGTTCAGGTTTAACAATGACAGGTGAAGTATTAAGCGCATCAGGTGGTGGAGCTACAGTTGATCCAGCATCTCAAGCAGAAGTTGATTCAGGAACAGTTGATAATAAATATATATCACCTAAAACATTGGAAAACAGTGTATTTAGACAAAACTTTGCAGCTTTAGAGTTGAGAGTTAATGGTATTGATTATACACCAGCAGTTCCAGGTTCGCCAGATTCAAATTTACAGACAGACCATATAGGTATTTCAGTACCAATGAGGATGGAAGGGAATCAGGTTGTTCCTACATCGCCAACAGATAGACCAGCAGAATTAGCTACATTTAGTACAGTTGGTACAATGGTTGGACAAGCTACAAGTGCAATACCTTTTACTCAATTAAATGATACACCAAGTGATTACACAGGCGCAGCAGATAAAGTATTAGCAGTAAAGCATGATGAGAGTGGGGTAGAATTTATTGATGCACCAAGTGGTGGTAAAATGGAAGTTAAAGAGATAACATCTAACTACTCTGCTGGAGCTGCTGATAATGGTTATTTTATTAGAGCAACTGGGGCTGTTACAGAAGTTAAATTGAATGGTTATATTATTAACTTTAACCAGATTTTATATAATGGAACAAATCATGACATCAATATAAAAATTGGTTTTAATAATATTATAGAAGGAATTAATCAACCATTACCACCAGGCTACCATGCAACTTATGTACAGACATATAAAATAGGATCACAATTTGTGTGGGCAGTTTCAACACCTTATTTAGATAACACAAATTATGTAGAATCTATTGTAGCAGGAACAAATATAACAGTTGATAATACAGATCCAGAACACCCAATAGTTTCATCATCAGGTTTACAGACAATTGTAGCAGGAAATAATATTTCTATTGATAACACAACCCCAGGGGCACCAATTGTAAATGCAAATGTAGGTACAACAGCAGGGATAACTACAAGAGTATATTACACAGGTGAGCTTGAGACAGTTGGTGGTAATTCTTTCTATAAAACTAAGGTAGGAGATAAAGGTTCGGTAGCATCAGCACCAGAAACAGTTAATGTAAATGATAACGAGAAGAAATGGTTTACAGTAGATGCAATAGGTTCAACAGATGCTATACCTTACACAGCACCAGGGGGAATTTATGAAGGACAGTTGACAGTTAAAGGTTCTATAAATGGAGGTGAGCAAAGGTTTACAATGGAAGTTTATATGACTGATGTAAATGGTGTAGTAATAGATTCAGGTATTTCATCAATCCCAGTAGGAGACTTAGGAGTTAGACCAATAATGGTAGCTGATTCAGGAATACTTGATTTAGTAGCTAATAACGAAACAAATGTTACACTTAGTGGATTCTTAGCACAACCATTTAGTGTTCCAGCAAATAATAGGTTTAGATACCACGTTTCAGGTGAAAAGATTGGTACAGCAGGTGGGGCAGAAACTTTGACTTTATATTATGGTTCAGATTACCATTCTTATTTAAATGTTCCAGCAGAGATTACAACAGATGGAATTATTAATGATTCAAATGTAACAGGACACTATTTAACAGAAGCGTTGAACAAATTAGAGACTGATAAAGTAGGGAAAGATACAACAGGTACAACAACACATGTTGATAACCTTTGGACTGGAACACAAGCAGAGTATGATTTATTAACACCAGTGGCAACAGTGGTTTATTTTATAGCAGGATGATAGATTTAGGTAATTTAAATATAGATAACGTGAAGCTTGGTGGAGATCAGGTTGATAAAGTTATGGTTGGAAGTGTAGAAGTTTGGGCGCATGTAGTACCAGTTACTTTTTTAGCAGAATTTGACATGGCTGATACAGGGAAATTATTTAAAATTAGATCTAATAATACCACAGCTGGTTCTATTCAATATTCTTCAGATAACTCAACATGGATTGATTTAACATCTAATATATCTGTTAGCGGGCATCTAAAATGGTATGTTAGACAAAAGCCAGGTGGGCCAGATGTTATAAAAATAAGTTTTGATTCGGCACATTTTGAACATGCTAATATTATAGAAATAGGCAGCATTACAATATTTGATAGGATGTTTGTGAGCTGCTTATATTTTAAAACAGTATCAGATATAGATACATCTAATGGTACTTCTTTTGAGTTTATGTTCTATGGTGATACAGAATTACAAAAAGTACCTGTATTAAATACATCTAAAGGAAGTAAGTTTAATTTTATGTTTTATGATAATAAAAAGTTAACATGTATTGGAGGAGTAAATACAACACTTCCTGGAGCAACCAAAACAACTATGTTCAAAAATAACTTTAATTTAAATAATCCTACATCTGCAGAAATTACATCATTACAATCCACTGCAGGATTAGATTACTCATATTCATGCCCTTAAATTATAAATTATGATATACGGAACAATAGCAAGTAATAGAAAGATACATGTAGATGTATGGCCTCCATCAAGTGGGTTTTTCGCAGAAGTGGAAATGTTTGATACAGCTGGGATACTTAGGTTTGATAGAAATTTAGGAGTTCAATACTCTTCTGATGGAGTAAATTGGCAATATAGTGATTTTAATAATGGACATCATTATGTTGTAAATGTAACAGGGAGTACTAAATGGTATTTAAGACAAAACCCAGCAGGGCCTACAATGACTGAATTTTCTTTAACAGAAACATATAGGCAGACTAGTATAGCATATGACTTATATAATCCATCAGATGTAAAAAGAATTATTTCAATTAATGGAGGAGATTTTGCAGGAGAAATAATACTTAAAAAATCACCAGTTGTAACTATAGATAATATAATTTCAGGAAAAGGTGGTGTAGTTTGGTGGTGGTATGATGGGTCAACTAGTGGAGTATGGGGACTTGATGATTTAAAAACAGTAGGGACTATAGATTTTAGTAAAAGTGAAGCTATAGATCCTATGAAGTATGATATGTTTAAAAATTGTAAAAAATTAGAGACAGTAGAAAAATTGATGTTTAATCCTGCTAGAATTGATTTTACGCAGTTATTTTATCATTGTGAGGTTTTAAAAAGTATAAATTATTTACACACAGAAGGGGGTGAAATATTTGTACAAACATTTGCTTATTGTGAAGAATTAGAACATTTAAACCAACTATACACAAGTAATGGTAAAGAGTTTAACCAGACATTTGGGTCTTGTAAAAAGTTAAAATGCTTAACATCAATAGATACGTCAAATGCTACAACTGCATTAAATATGTTTATAAGTACACCATTATTAACAGCTCCAGATGCAGCAGATAAATTGTTGATTTCAGCAGTACCAGGGATTAATTGGACAAACCCTAACCCTTGTCCGTAAATAAATAAGATATGAATGAAGATAAATTAAGCATTTTTGAAGAGGTAGTAAGGGATATAATATTGATTGTAATTATTTTAATAGGGACAGTTATGCTATACACATCATGTTCAGCTACATTTATAAAAGGACAGGGTAATTCCTCGAATACAACTATAAGTACAAGAGCTGATGACGCTAAAATAGATGTGTTAGACAGAAGTAAAAGAGCTAAAGCC